GGGTATACGCGTTGATGGCATCTCCATCACTACCTACCACAAACATCTTTGTTCCATCAGAGCTAAAGACAACATCAAATGGGGCAGCGTCCTGCGCTACAACCGAAAAAGAGTCTTCAAAAGTGGCAGCAAATAATGTAAAAGGATCTGCAAAAGCATCTTGAGATAATCCTAAGGTTACTAGCAGTACAAATAATACCAAATACGGTGTTTTGTTAAATCTTCTAAATTTCAATTTAATATTCCCTGAAAGGAATACGAATTAGGTTTCCCAACATGCCCACTCCATGGCGTAGAAAAATGGCTCATCTGAATGTTGTGAATCTTAGGAAATTCTAAGAATTTCAAATCTCAAAGTAATTTAGCGAAATTGGAAATAAAAAAGAAAAAGGGTTTATTCTTTTAGTGAATATTAATCGTATGTAGCAGTTATTATGAATACCAGCGGTATGACAAGTTTTGATGCGCTTTCCTCAGAATTGGATATGGCTGCGCTCAATGATGATGTTCATGGAATTGTGTTAGTGATTGATTCTCCGGGTGGAGAGGTTAGCGGCGCGTTTGATTTTGCTGATCATGTTCGGGCTGTTGCGCAACAAAAACCTGTGATTGCCTTGGCTCAAGACTTGGCTCTCTCTGGTGGATTTCTTGTAGCGAGTGCTGCCACAGAAATTATCGCTACGCAAAGTTCCGTAACTGGAAGTATCGGTGTGGTTCAGGCGCATATAGATCGGACAGGTCATAATGAGCAGGACGGAATAAAGGTCACTCATATTTTTGCGGGTGCGCGTAAGATTGATGGATCGCCGGATGTTGCGCTTGATTCAGAAATGCACAAAGCGCTTCAGGCTGAGGTGGATTCTTTCTTTGATTTGTTCGTTTCAAAGGTCTCTGAGTTTCGCGGGATGTCTGAAAAAGCTATCAGAAATACTGAGGCTGGCGTGTTCATTGGTGAGGAAGCTCAGTCCATCGGTTTGATTGATTCTGTTGGTACTCTTGAGATGGCTATTGACAGGGCGAAAAATGCTGCTAAGCTAGGGGCCGACAATGGACCGGCTATTTCTGTTAAACACCGGAGGAATCACATGAAAGATATCTTTGATCACGCGACAAGTGTTACAATTTTGGATGGTGGTCAACGAGTTGCGGTCGGCCCCAAAGGATTTTTGGCGACCTTCGGTGAATCAAAGGAATGGAAACAGATAAAGGCCCCTTGGGATGCGAGTGATCACGTGATTGCTGTGGACCCTCAATCTGAATCTTCAGTCTCGATTCTTACTGAATCGGGAAAAACTTTTGTCTCCATTGACGCTGGATCAACATGGCGGCTCAATAAAGAAACTCACGCACCGGAAGTCACGGGGGATGGTTCCGTTGAGGGTTCACCGGAATCATGTTGCGGTGAAGAAGAATCTGTATTGGCGCGACTCAATGAATTTCGGACCCTGTGTGTCGCCGCTGGCCTTCCTCAAGAATTAGCGTTCAAACTTCTTGATTCAAAAATTACAACTGAGGCAGCGAAAGCACTCATCCTTGAGTTGAAAGCAACTCAAGATGAGAATACGCCAACAGTCGGTCGCAATGCGCCTAGTGATTCTGATCAGTCAGGTGATGACATCATTGCCGAGTGTGAAAAATTGGGAAATGATATACGTGCTAAGGCTGGAAAAACTTCAGCGTCTAGCGTTTAGCTGGTGTAATCTTGGGAGGAACAAATGACCATCACGAGTGAAGTCAATCGAATTAACGATGTTTTGAAGGCCGAGCTTCCGGCTGGTGGCAGCCGAAAGGATATTACGATCCTTGCCGGTTCTGGTGCACCGCGTGTATTGACGGTTGGTGAAGTTGTGGGAAGTGTTTTGGCTGGGCTAACCGCTTTGACGCCAGTTGCTTCAACAGCCAATACTGGTGATGGTGTTCCGGGCGCTGTGACACTTGGTAAGTTCGCTCAACCAGGAACCTATGTTCTTCGGTGTGTTGTTGCTTCGACGAATGCTGGAACTTTCTCAGTTAGGGCACCGGGTGGTCGTGTGCTCCCTGATCTGACTGTTGCAGTTGCTTACGAGACTGATGAGATCAGTTTGACCGTTGCTGATGGTGCGGCGGATTTTATCGTGGGTGATACCATTTATGCCCAAGTCATAGGTGAACGAAAAATTATGCAGCTCAATTTGAATGGACAAAATGGTTCTGAGGTCCCAGTTGGTTTTGTGGCTGATGATTATACGGCCCCGGATGGCACGGATGAGCCCGGAGTCATCATTACCCGAAATGCAGTCGCCTCTGTGGTGGGGCTCAAATGGCCTGCCGGAATTACGGCAGATCAGATTGAAGCTTTCACGGCTGATCTTGAAGATCGTGGAATTCTTGTTCGGAGTGCCGCCTAAGTTAGGCTAAAACTTGAAGGAACGGGAGAAGTACAATGAGTTTGGATTTTCAAGCTGAGATTTTGACCACGGCAATCAATAAAATTCCGAATATGTATGGTCGGTTGAATCAGCTCGATCTGATGCCATCAGAAGGTATAACTGATACGATTGTAACGGTTGAGGAAGAGAACGGAATTTTGAATCTCCTGCCTTCACGTGATCGTCGTTCCGATGAAGCAACCGTAGCCAAGCTCCCAAAGCGTCGGTTGCTGACTTTTCAGGTTCCTCATATCCCGCATAAGGATTTGATTCTTGCCGCTGACATTCAAGATGTTCGTGAATTCGGTACGCAGAATGTCAAGAAGACCGCGAATAACGAATTGGCGAAACGGCTTAGGGATACCCGGAATAAGCATGCCATTACGTTAGAGTTTCTTCGGAATGGTGCACTCAAAGGGTTAGTTCTTGACGCTGATGGAGTTACGGTGCTTGCTGATTTCTTCACTGAATTTGGCATTACTGAAAAGGTCGTGGATTTTGAATTTACTTCTGCCACATTTGAGCCAAGTGAGGCTATTCGTGAAGTTATTGGCCACATTGAAGATAATCTCTTGGGTGATGTTATGACTGGGGTTATGGCTTTGGCTTCACCCGAATGGTTTAATGACCTTATCAAACATCCAAATACCAAAGAAGCATTCAGATTTTTTAAGAGTCCCCAAGGTCAGAATGTTAATGCAGAGGATATGCGTCGAGGATTTATGTTTCATGATATTCTTTTTGAAGAGTATCGTGGACAGGCGACATTCTTGAACGATGACAATACAACCATAAATCGTAAATTCATTACGACTGATGAAGTGCGATTCTTTCCGCTCGGAACAACTAGTAGTTTTGATACATTCTTCGCTCCTGGGAATCTTATGGAGGCGGTGAATACGGTTGGTCTTCCGCTTTATGCATTCACAAAGGAGCGAGATGATCGGAAGGGTTGGAATCTTCATACAGAGAGCAATCCTCTCCCGATGTGTAAACGCCCCGAGATTTTAGTCAGGGGAACGAAAAGCTAACGAGATTTTCCATCGTCCGCTGTCGAAAGTGAATGGTGTATGGGTGATTGGCCGGATATTACTAACACAATCCTTGGCACCGCAATGGGAACATTCGGCACGCCGTTCACTATCACTCCTGATGGTGGACAACCAGAAACCCTGAGGGGAGTATTTGATGATGAGCATGAGGAAGTTGATCTGGATGTCACCGGAGATTCTGTGCTCTCAACACATTCCCCGAGGATCGGAATAAGATTGAGCGACTTTTCTCAAGAACCAAAACAGAATGACGAGATTCAACGCTTAGGTTTGTGTTACCGAATTGTGGATATTCAACAGGATGGACAGGGCGGGGCTGTTTTACATCTTCACGAAGTGAGCAATGACTGAAACGGAGATCAGAAAACTTGAGCATCCTCGATCTTCAATACGGCGCGCGCTCAAGGATACGCTCACCGGAAAGATTTCAGAGGTCGGTAAGAATGTCAGTATCGCGCGGTTTATTCCATACACTGAAGATAATTTTCCGCTCATTCTGATTTACACAGATGATGAAGAGTCAACAGTATTCCAGGTTGCGCCGCGAATTGAAAAGCGAACAGATAGGGTTGTCATTGCCATTGTTGACAAGGCTGATCAACCAGAAGAGGGACTCGAATTACAAAACAGGCTTGACGATTTCCTCCTCCAGGTAGATGATGCATTATTGGCCGATCCTGAATTAAGAGAAACGGTTGAAACTTTTACATTTTTGAGGATGACAGTTGATGCCACGGCTGCAGGAAATCGAGTAATTGTGACACACGCACAAGAATATGAGGCTGTGTATTACTCTGCTACTCCAATTCGGAGAGGTCTCGACGCATTCAAGTCTATTGAGGGGGATATTCAGATTGATCCAACCGATAAAGAATCTGAAATGCCATTCCGGGAAGACCTACCACAGACATGAGTGAGATGGTATTTGTGAAACCGGCTGAGGGCATGAGGGTTCGTGATCCCATGCGGAATTATGAGCCGCTTCCGAGTGAAGGGAAGCGTGTTCCGCTCAATGGATTTTGGCAACGGCGAATTAATCTTGGTGATGTCGTGGTTACAACAAAGAAGTCACAGGTAAGGCGGGCGTCTAAACCCAAGCCTCCTGAAGAGAAACCGTCAACGGGGGGTAGTGAATAATGACTATCAGCTTCAACGAGGTTCCTAGTCCGTTCCGTGCTCCGTTCTTCTTTGTAGAGATTGATCCAACCTTTGCTGGATTAGATACCGCACAAATTCAATTCACAGCGCTTGTTGTTGGCCAGAAAACCGCTGCTGGTTCCGCCGCTGTGGAAACCCTGATCAAGATTACTGATGATGGCCAGGCAGATAATCTGTTTGGTGCTGGGTCTCATCTGGCAAGAATACTGAGAAAATTCCGTGAGAACAATACGGTTACTGAACTCAAGGCGATGGCTGTTGTGGACGATGGTGGCGCTGTAGCTGCTGTAAAAACGATCACCGTGACTGGACCGGCGACCGCTTCAGGAACAATCGTATTATTGGTGGCTGGAATTCGTTTGGCTATTGGGGTAGCGAGCGGAGATAGTGCGAATGATATTGCAAGTGCAATTGAGGTTGCGCTTGATGCGGAGCTGCAGATTCCTTATACAGCCAGCGTTGCAACAAATGTTGTGACGCTTATCGCTAAGAATGCTGGGCTGCTCGGAAATGACATTGATGTTCGGGATAGCTTCAAGGATGACGAGTCTCTTCCTGCTGGCGTCGCTCTCGCATTTGCGGATACAGTGGCTGGCGCTACAAATCCAAGCGTCACGAATCTTATTGCTGCGATGGTGGATGAGTGGTTTCAGGTGATCGTATGGCCTTGGACGGATTCGACAAGCCTTGATGCCATTGAGGCTGAATTAGCTGATCGTTTTGGTCCTATCCGACAGCTTGATGGCGTGGCATTTTCTGGTGCTATTGGGACGCTTGGTGCTCTTGCGACGCTTGGAAATAGCCGTAATTCGCCCCACACCTCGATCATACACGCTACAAGTGAGCCGGTGCCGCATTGGGAAAAGGCGGGGGCTGTGGGGGCGCGTGTTGCTCAATCGGCCTCCATTGATCCGGCGAGACCATTTCAAACGCTGACACTTACTGGGATTCTTGCGCCCGTCGCGAATGATCGGTTTACCTTGCAGGAACGAAACGGGTTGCTCTTTGATGGGATCAGTACCAGCCGGATTCTTGCTGGGGATGTTGTGCAAATTGGGCGATTGATTACGACTTTTCAGACATCGGTGAGTGGTGAAGCGAGTGAAGCGTTCTTGAATGTGGAAACGATGTATACGCTTCAGTTCATACGGTTTGATTTTCGTACTTTCTTCTCAAACAAATATCCTCGGTTTAAATTAGCTGATGATGATACGAGGATTGGTGAAGGACAGAAAGTGATGACGCCGAAGCTTGGCAAGGCTGAGGCTATTGCTCGATTCAGATTTTGGGAAGAGCTTGGACTTGTTGAAAACTTCGAAGATTTCAACAAAAATCTTATTGTGGAACGGAATACGCAAGACAAAAACCGTTTAGACTTCCTGCTCCCGCCGGACCTCATCAATCAGTTGATAGTCCAGGCGGCGCAGATTCAATTCCGGTTGTAAGGGAGTAGGTAATGGCTAATCCAAATCGCAGAGCAGGCATTATCTTTATCAAGGTTGATGGTGATCTTCTTGATGCCAAAGGAAATTTTACCTATAATCTTGGCCAACCGATGCGAGAGGCTATCGTTGGGGCTGATAAGATTCATGGATACAAAGAGACCCCGCAAGTGGCCATGATTGAGGGTGAAATTACTGATCGCGGAACACTTGATTTTACTGAATTGGTAGGAAAAGATGGAATTACAGTTACCCTCGATCTGGCAAACGGAAAAAGTTTAGTCTTGAATGATGGCTGGTTTGCTGGCGAGGGATCGGCCCAAACAGAAGAAGCCAATATTGCTGTACGGTTTGAGAGCGCTACTCCTCTTGATGAGATTACTGCCTAATGTCTGAGAACGGAAAAGACTTAGAACCAGTGCATGTTCTTGAATTGGAACATCCAATTGAAAATGGTTCTAACATTATTGATAAATTGGAATTTGTAACGCTGAAGGGAAAGCATCTTCGTGGTCTTCCGCTTGCGTCCGCAGATGGAACAATCTCCCTAGATTTGATGTTGATGTTGATTCAGCGTTTATCTGGTGAGCCTCCAAAGGTTATTGATCAATTACAAGGTAATGATCTTATGAAGGCACTTAAGGTAGCTGGGGATTTTTTCGAAGAAGTCCTCTGAATTACGCCGACTGTGTCGGCAACATAGCTTTTACGTTTCATTTTTCTTCCACTGAATTGTGGGAGATGACTATGGATGAAATATCCTTTTGGTTAGAGCAGGTAGAAAGAATTGGCAAGGAAATTCAGTCTTAGTGTTGTTCTTCGTGGCGTTGATAATGTCACGCGGCCTATTCGTAAGGTCTCCGCGCGATTCAAAAAACTCACGACCACTGTAGCCAGGCTCAATAATCGCTTTCGCGCGATGGCAAAAGCTGCTGGGCTAGCAAAATTTGCTGCTGGTGCTCGTAAACTTGGATCGTCAATGCAACGTGTTGGAGGTGCCATCTCTGGGGTTATCCTCAAAGTAGGTTTGCTCGCTGCTGGATTTGCAGCGTTGGTTATCAAATCTGCTCAAACAGGGGATTCTATGATTAAAATTGCGAGAGGGGCGGGCCTTAGTGTCGAGGTACTTTCGCGATTAGCCTTGGGGGCAAACCGTGCAGGATTAGAAACAAAGGGCCTTGCAAAGGGACTCTCTGCTCTTACTAAAAATATGGATTTGGCTAGATTCGGAACAGGGGAAGCATTCAAAAGTTTCAAAAAATTTGGTATTGAAGTAGTTGGCGCGGATGGAAAATTAAGGAATACTGAAAAAGTTTTACTTGATCTTGCTGATGTATTTGAAGATTTGCCAGATGGTCCTGAAAAAACAGCGGCGGCAATTAATATTTTTGGTGCGCGGGCCGGACCTCAACTCATCAATTTTCTCAATGCTGGATCAAAAGGAATCAAGGCGCTCTCCGATGATGCCGAACGCATGGGAGTCGTGTGGGATACTGAGGCTGCCGAAGGGGCAGAGGTATTCAATGATGCGATGGCTGATGTTGGAAGCTCGTTACAAGGTGTCGCCAATGCTATCACGACGCAACTCTTGCCTCATTTGACTCCGCTCATTTTACAAATCAAAGAATTTGTCATTGCCAACAGAGAATTGATTGCCGGAAAAGCTAAACAATTTTTCATTGATGCCGGAAAAGCTATTAAAAAAATGGCAATATTTTTTTCTGATTTATGGGTTATTGCCGGGCCAGTGCTTAATTTTTTTGGTGGTCCTGCAAAAGTTGGACTTATTGCGTTAGCTGCCGTGATAATCGGTCCTCTTGTAGCGGCTCTTGTGGCCGCAACGATTGCATTAATTACAATGTCCGCAACACCCATTGGGGCGGTTATTATAGCCATTGTTGCTGTAATGGCACTCTTAGTATTTTGGGTTATTAAAGTTAATAGTTTCATGCAAAGATTGGGTGGATGGAAGAAACTGTGGGCAGATATAAAATCATTTGTAGGTGATGGTGTTGATTTTCTTATTGGGAAATTCAAGGCGCTCTTAGGTTGGGTGGGAACGCTCGCACAGGCTGTTCAATCAAAACTTGGGATATTCGCTAAGCTCTTTCCCGTCGTTGGGTTGCTCAGCAAACTTGCGCCCGATCAGCGTACAGCGACAGGCGGCGGTGGTGGTGTCATTCCTGCCATTGCTCAAACGCAGAATGGGCGACAACGTGTGGATGTTAATGTGACCCTTGATAATCTTCCGCGAGGCACGCGCACTGATGTAAATTCTGAGGGAGAGGGTGTAAACCTTTCAGTTGATCAGGGTATTGCACTGGCGGTCGCTCAGTAATGACTGATTTCAGAGACAAGATACTTCCGGCATCGTTCCGTGGTGTTCCTTTTGGTGTCACCAGTGCTGAGCAGGCAGGTGGGCGTCAGGGTGTTGTGCATGAATTCCCACAACGCGAAGATGGGTTGACTGAGGACCTCGGGAAAAAGGTACGACGATTTACGATTGAAGCATTTGTTCTTGGTGAAGATTATTTTGAACAACGGGATGCGTTGCAAAATGCTCTTGAAACTCCTGGCCCTGGCATTTTTATTCACCCATATCGTGGAACTTTGTTGGTTCAGGTTATGGGATATCGTATCCGTGAAAGCGCTACGGATCAACGCATTGCTCCATTCGCCATTGAGTTTGCTGAAGCTGGCCAAGTTAAAAAGCCAACGGCATCAGTAGATACTAAAGCAGACGTTTCCACCAAGGCCAAATGTTTGGATGATATTGGTGCAAATTTTCTCGATATCTCTTTAGATGTTTCTGGATTTCCTCAATTCGTTGCTGATTCAGCTTCAGGTCTTGTTGGTGACGTCTCGGATGTATTAGCGACGGTATTTAATCCTATTGATATTCCTTTCTTAAATTGTCTTATAGAAATTACAGAAGGGATAACACAAATAACGGAGTTTGCGAAGAAACCAGAAGAAGTCTTTGCATCAATAGAACAATTGAAAGCTGATGCTGAAGCCCTTGTGACTGAACCACTGAAACTTGCTGATAGTGTGTTTGGAGTCTTTGATGATTTCAAAGGCGCGCTTAGTTCGTTGGACTTGTTTGATTCCATGATTGCTATATTTCCTTTTGAAGAAGAGAAGGTTGAGCAATTTCAGCAAACCCCGACTCGGGAACAAGAACAAATAAATAATGCAGCGATCACTTCTCAGTTCAGAATGGGTGCACTCTCTACAGGATCAGAAGCACTCTCAGAAATAGCATTTGCAAATGATCAGGATGCATTGACACGCCGTGATATATTGGTAGATTTGATCACTGAAGAAATAGAGACGACATCGGATGATGATGTCTTCTCCGCCCTAACAAGTCTCCGCGCGTCTGTGGTAAAAGATATATCGGTGAGAATAGTGGATGTGCCAAAGCTCGTGAATGTCGAATTGGAATTTGAGGCTCCATCATTAGTAGTGGCTCATGGATTATATGATGATCCAAATAGGGAGGCTGAAATTTTCAATCGAAATACAGCGTTGACTTCTCATCCTGGATTTTTACCAAGTGGTGTAGACTTATCAGTCTTGAGCAATGTCTGATGATGTGGTAAGTTTGCTCGTGAACGGGAGGCTATATCTCGGATGGACCTCTGTTCAAATTACAAAAACGATGGAGGCTATTGCCGGATCATTTTCAATCTCTGCTACAGATCGGTGGTCAATAGATGAGGAGCCGTGGCCAATAAAACCCGGCGATGAATGTGTTTTAAAAATTGGAGATGATTCTGTGATCACTGGATTTGTTGATAGCACTAATCCGTCAATAGAATCACAGCGACGGTCTTTGAGCATTTCAGGTCGTGACAAGGCTGGTGATCTCGTGGATTGCTCTGATGATGTTAGGCCAGGGGAATTTAAAAATCTCACTGCATTACAAATTGCTCAAGCATTGGCTAAGTCATTTGAAATATCTGTGTCTGCGGATGTCGATGTGGGCGCACCATTTAGCGTGTTTGCGATTCAACCAGGAGAGACGGCGTTTGATGCGATAGCTCGGGCATGTCAAAAACGTTCATTGCTTCCTGTTTCTGCTTCGGATGGTAGCGTAAAATTATTGAGAACGAGTGTTGATCGTGCTGATGACAGTTTGATCGAGGGACAAAATATCTTGCGTGCAACCGCGAATCATTCTATGAATAATAGATTTTCTGATTACACGATAAAATCTCAGGCTGCAAATGTGAGCGGATGGTCAGGGAAAGACGCGGCTCAAATGAAAGCTATATCAAAAGATACCGAGGTTCCACGATTTCGACCGCGCACAGTGATCGAGAGTGGTGACAATAAAGTGAGTGAATTGCAGAAGCGTGCTGATTGGGAAGCAGCGTCGAGGGCTGGTCAATCAACAACAGCTAATATATCTGTACAAGGATGGAGGCAAAGCACAGAACGATTATGGACTGTCAATGAACTTATTTTTTTACGATCTCAGGCTATTCAGATTGAACAGGATATGCTTATCAAGGGTGTGAATTTCAGTCTTGATATCAATGGTGGGCAAAAGGTGGCTCTATCACTTACAAGGCCAGACGCATTTTTGGCAGAGCCGCCAGACCCCAAGAATGAAGCATTGCAATGAGTTTAGTAAGTGATGTGCTCAGGATTGTCCGGCCTCTACAGCGGCAAGTGGATTTGATGGTCGCGCGCGCTGTGATGCGTGGCACTCGATATGATGGCGGAATTCAATTTGCGCAACTGGATTTGTTGGCTGATGAAACGAGAGATGATGTAGAGAACATCCAACAGTATGGATTTGCGAGCAAGCCTGAACCTGGTGCCAATGCTGTCATGGTATTTGTTGCTGGTAATCGGGCGCATGGAGTCATTGTGGCGACTGATGATGAGCGTTACCGTCCTGAATTACTTGAGGGCGAATCAATCCTCTATGCAAAATTTGGTAATTTTGTAAAGCTCAATAAAGATGGTGAAATAGAAAT